GGTCTGTGGTAAGCATTGATGGGCCTCCCTGTTCTATGGTTTGTGAATCCTATCGTTGAGTGGATAATAAATCTGTTTTATTATATTGTCAAGAAGTATTTTAAATTATTTTCACGGTTGCACCCCAATCACTTTGATGTCCACGGTCAATTCCGCCATCCGTAGTTCTCCTTACAGTTGGACGGCTCCGATGATTACATACACACTGCTAAAATTTGCATCCTGAAAGTAAGCATACAAGTTTCCATCCGCATTACAGCGGACTTCTCCTGATATACGATTCGATACGTTTGCCACTTGTGACACAAAGGGTAATGGGTGCATGGCTTGAGCTGACGACTCGTTTAGTTGCATAAGTTTCCCCGCCGCAGTATTTTGCGCAATCAGCATCGCCTTGACAGCCTTTACGCCAGCACCTATTTTCCCGTTGCTTTCGCTTTGGAGATTAATCACTGCTGACGCATTACCAGATGAGTTATTGTAGCTACTCAGTATTGTTGTGTCTGCTCTTTCTAGCCATATCCACTCATTCGGCTTCGGTTGATAATTCCCCGATCCAACAGAGGAACCTTTGACCATCATCGGTTCCGAGATATAGCAGACATCTCCAGTTGCTTCGTCACAGAGAATACGGGGATAGACGGATGTTGCCGTGGCCGATACGGTCCCTGTAATCTCAATCCATGTTTTTGCTCCTGCCGGAGCGAAGGTGCTGCTTACCGCGATCTCCCCGTTACTATCAATGATCGACCCTTTGACATTACTTGATTTCGTAACGGAATACGCCCAACAGCCGAAAGCTACAGACTGGCCGTGGAGATCCTTGGCGCTCATGGCGACATCTAACAAATTGTAGTATTCTGCGCTGTCAGCCCCTTTTGTTAGTTCCAGGAGATATTGCCCGTACCCGTAAGCATCGTCCGTATTGTAGAAACGGCGAGCATCAAGGGTGGATGTCTTGCTGTGTCCATCGGCTGCCAGCGGATCAGCTGCCACGCATCCAGGTATGGCTTCGTACCACTGGCCATCCGTCCCCGCTGCGCGATCAACAGTGAATGAGTTTGTGTCAACGGTAATGACCTTTAGAATTGTTCCATCCGCCGCTTTAACAAGCATTCCAGCTGTCAGCAAATGTGCGTCAGATGAAACGGTTGTCCCTGACCTTGTGCTGGTAGCGTCGGGCAATGCTCTAACATTCTCTGCCGTCCCGTTGCTCCAGATCGAAAAGCCGCTGTTAGAGAGGAGATTGGTGAGAGGGGCCGAGATGCCTGAGACGTTTTTAAGCACCCACCGCTTATTCCCCGGATTGGTATCGGGCGCGATGATGTTCGGAGAGGACTCGGCGGCCCCGGAGTCGTCATCAAGGATGTATGTATAAAGCACCCCGGCGACTGTCACAAAAGCCATGTCGGAATCGACAAGTCCGGTCCCGTTGATGCCATCCAGATCGGTTGCCGTGCCTCCGGTGAGTGCTGTTTTTTTGTAAACTGTCGTACTCATAACGCCTCCTTGGGGTGATTGGAAAAGTTACACATCTTTGGCCGTGACTGTGTTGCCGGTGCCGGAATCGCTGATCGATGTCCCGACGCGATAGGTTATATTATCGGACCCTTGATTATTAGCAGACCCCCCATCGAATGACATTCCAATATCCTTTGCATTATTCTCTACAAGGTCTATATTATTACCTTTTATTACATTCCTTGATGAAGATGTAGATAAAATTCCGTAAACATTATTAGTAAAATCATTATTATCTATCTTTATAACGTTTCCAGAAACAACAGAATCCACAAGAGAAGAAAGATATAATCCCCATTGAGACTGCGTAGAAGATTTTATTGCGGTAATAACATTATTAGAGCAAGTGCAACGATACCCAGTAACCAATATTCCCCTAAAATATGTGTTGCCGGTAACTGTATTTTCTGCATAATTACCATTAATTGTCATGTCAGTAGAACCTACAACAAAAATTCCCTCCCTTGCTCCATATATTTTGTTGCCTGATATTTCACTCCCTCCCCAAATTCCTTGTGCATCTATTCCCACATCTTTTTGGTCAATCATTGATATTCCGGTTATTATGGCTTTATATGCGGTCAGCGTTATTCCACTTTGCTGTTGAGCGGTCAACACTCCCCCATCCCAAACGAATTGACCATTATCGAAATAAACATATGCGCCATATCCACCGCCAATTATATCGCAATCACTTGATTTAATCCGTGCAGCATTGCCATCATTTGATCCACTAACAAATATATCTCCATCATTTGTCCCGTTATCTGCAAGGATAGATGTTATTAAATTTAAATTGAGTGCCACCTCATTATCGCCAGCAACAGTCCCTGTAGTTGCGAACATGGAAGTAAATGCCGCCACATTCTGAGATGCGATGCTGAATTGGTGGAAATTGAATGTCTTTGTGAGATTGTGAAGGGTAAACAAATCGTAACCCGCATTGTTTTGCAGGATCACTCCACCTTGGGATTGACCCACTATTTCGAGATTCACATCTGGGATATAAAATGGATGCCCAGCGGCGGGTTTATTATGGGTTCCATTGAGAAGATAGATCGCTCCACCCCCAGCCTGCTTGACTGCATTGAGGGCCTTCTGGATGTCCGTTTCCTTGCCCTGGTTCGCAACCGGCCCAACCGTGAGATATTCCTTGCCCCACACATCGAACGCGGCTCTGCCGACATTCCCATCCGTCTGCGGCCCCGAAATCGACGGTTGCCATGCCAGGGTTGTATCGTCGGTGGGAATGGTCAACGCGGTTGGAGACAAGTCCTCCCAATCGTCGAACGCGGTCGTGAATTTCGTGCATGTGAATTGGAGTTCGAGGGTATTGGTGATTTTAATGGAATCGATCAGGATCGCGTAATTGCCGCCGTAATTGGCCTCGTTGATTGTGATTACATCGTCGGGTTGGAGAGCGAGTCGCGTTCCGAGTAAGGTAAACCCCACGTCCGCATCTTGCTGGAATTTCCGCTGGCCGTATAACTTACCGATCCGCTGGATGTCTTGGGAGTCTTGGACAAACGGGCATTCCAGCACGTCTTTAGGGATCACGTTCGCGGACACATCACAGGCGACAAGGACTTTGAGAAACGAATCCTGGGGATTGCCGGATTGCTGCCACGCCACGTAAACCGAATCAGAGTAGTCGGTATTGATGATGTCGCGGTAGGTGAATGTCCCCTCGCCTTGTTCGGCTGTGCGGAGTACATCGGTATCGGTAATTGTGGCACAGGAAGTTTTGGACAGCACCCGGAGCTGGATCTTTTCGCCTATGTCAAGGCATGAATGGCACATGGTGAGGAGTTGGGATAGAACTTTCTCGCGGGGTTGCTTGTACCAGAATGCGCCGTTGCAAGTAAGTCCCCAACTCGTAAACGTAGTTTTGGCGGTTGCGAACGATCCCCCTGCGCCATCATCGATGTTGGCTGCGGGGACTCCGAAATCTTTTAGTACAAATGCGATCACATCCGCGAAATCGGTCAATGTTGCCGTATCGGATCGGGTGAATTGCACAGGAGGCGCACAGAACGGGCCATCGGGAGCGGTACGCCAGAATCCAGGGACATCCAGGCTGGAGCTGTTATTGGATGAGCTGGCGATGATCGCTTGGAACACTCTCCAATCGACGGCATCGGCATCCGCAATGGTGGATTGGGTGAACGTGTACGATCCGCTGGAGTATTCGTCGTGAGCCATTTCCTTTGGAGAGTGGACTTTGGTTATGGTGTATGTGATCCCCCCGGATGGAGAACCCAGCATGATATAGCCAGAGCCATGGGTGATGGTGATAGCATCCCCCGCAGCCTCATCGACTAGAGTTGTCTCATTGATTTCAATTGTGGATGCGGTAACGGAGAGGACAAGGAAGCTGCCGTTGTTGGCCGCGGTCGTGAACCCGGTTACGGTTATGATTCTTCCTACCTCAATTCCGGCGAATCCACTCCCCGAATCCACGAATTTGCATCTTGCACCCGCAGCCACCGCAACCGCTTGAATGGTAGATGCGGCGACGGTAACGGTATTGTCGATATAAACGTCTTGAAGGGGAACGTAGGCGGTCCCGAACGGCACAGGCAGGCAGATATTCTCATCCACGTATTGCCGGTCGGATTTGAAGATGTCGGATGGGATGCGGGTATTGGGGTAATCGCCCCGGAGATAGTATTGCAGGAAATCCTCTGCGGTGATCTGGATGGTTTGGTAAACTCCCGACGCGGATTTGATTCTGAATTTCCATCCCGCGATTTTGCGCTCTCCGTAGGTGGGGTTGGAAATGTATAACTCGATTAAAACGGAACCACCTTTGAAATCGCTGAAGGTGAGCGTGTTCCCGGAGTTTGAAATGTTGAATGTTACATCGGATGGCGCGATGATCCCGGATTCGGATGAATTGCGCCGGATGTCAATCCCGGTGAAGTTGGTCAGCACAATGGATGATAAGTTGGTTCCCGTGTCCCACGAAATCCCGGTATCCCATGAAATCCCGGTATCCCACGCAACGCTTCCGATTGGCTCGGTTACGAAACGGTAGATCACCCCGTTTTTGTCGGTAATCAGGAACGACCACTTGACTGTTTTGCTTCTGTCGGCAACAAGTGCGGCTTGGGTGGTGTCAAAAGTAAGCATCTGGCTCTCCAGGATTACGTAGAAACGCCTAAAACTCTCAACCGAAGGGTCTGATAGCCCCACCGGGACAACGCGTTGCCTGAGCGGGATAATTTACAATCCCACCGTGCAACGTAGTTTTTGGTATCGTGAGCGGTCCATTTGAACGTGCGGCCCATTCCGTTCGCCTTGAGGGGGTCGTGGTAGTGATCCATGACGGTACCTGCGTCTGATTCGGAAAGTTGATGCAAGGCCCACGTGACGTAAAAAATCGAACCATCTGTGAGGGTGATCCGCTCCTCGGAATTATCGTCGGCAAGGTGGATGACTTGGTTCTTGAATCCCTCCTCGGTCACGATCCCTTGCGCGGAGATTGCCAAGGCGGTCGTGTAGTCCGCCGTGATCGTGCCGGTGAAGTAATCGCTCATATATTTTGCAGCCATTTAATTCACCATCCTTGCGGCCTTCTGAGTCGATGCGATCAGGTCGCGGTTGGTTTTCATTCCCTTGGCAACCACGGATTGGATCACCCTGCCGTCCAAAACTAAGTTTACCTGAATTGGAGTCCCGTCCCCCGGCCCACCTTGCTCTAAGATGGATTTTAGGGTATCAGCCACTCCCGTATCACGGAGGAAATTTGATCGTTGGGGCTCGTAGGTAGGGGCCACCCACTCAGGCTGAGATGGACCGCCTTCTCCGGCGTAAGTTAGACCGTTGGTTTTCCCTCCCTCGTACATTCCTCCGGGGGTAGGAAATGGCCCAGCCCCTTTTATACTTTTCCATACAGAATTCCCATTAGCGTAAATCTCCTGAGTCCACCAATCTTCATTTAAATAGACAGGATTTGTACCCTTTAACGTATAATATGTTTGTCCATCAGCGCGATACTTCCACACGTTTATCGTGCCAGAAGGAGTTATGCCAAGATATTCAAACGCAGATCCGTAGGTAGGGGTAGGAGCAGGTGCGTATTTCGCTATTACTGCACTCCCGGCTGCCTCTCCAACCCCAGGCGTGTACGCAATTCCCAATTTCGTTGACATTGCCGATAATGCTGCATCAAGGCTACCTAGTCCCGTTTGAGTAAAAGTATTGATTGCGTTTTGCACATTTGAAAATGGGGTATTCGTATTTTGAAGTGTCCCAGACAAATCACCAGTCATCCCCGCAGCATCATTTGATTTTGAAGTATATGCAACAAGATAATCATTTAATGAGTCTGTGCTTATCCCCATGTCATTAAAAGCAGCAATTACTTTACGAATATCACTTTCGGTTTGCCCAAGTCCCATCCCCGAAAGCATATCTCCAATACTTGCAAACGTTCCCATGCTAGAAACATCCCCGACAATCATATCGTAAATTTGTTTATAACTGCCCGCCGTACTACTTGTTTGAGCATATTCCATATATTCTTTAGCAAAAGATAAGAATGTAGTTTTATCCGCTCCGGTCGCATCAACTCCGGTTGCAATTCCCTTTAACCTATTATATTCAGTCCCCCACGGAGCATTGGACTGGACAGGAGATAGTGTTCCCCGATTCAACGCACTCAACCACTCCTGAATTGTCATATTTTGATCGTGCATGGACTCGTTGAGTTTCTTATTGGCTGCGATTTGCTCATCCCACAGGCGTTGCTGCTCGTCCTGGTATTCTTTCTGGGCCTGCAATGCCTCCTCTGCCGCCTGAACTGCCGCCTCCCGACTGGATTTCATTCTTTCTTCGTATGCCGCCTTGTCGGATGCGGTCTTTCCGGACATTAAATCGTAGAACGGCTGGAAGATCCCTCCCGGCATATAAGGCATCCCGGAGATCCCGCCACCGCCAATGTTTGCACCCTCACGCATCGCGGAGTTCTGGATCTCCTCAACTTTGTCATAATATCGCTGGACAATATGGCCGCGCTCATCTGCCGCCTTGCGCTCGGTATCGACTGTTTTTTCGATCATCTTGTCGAGTTTGTCGTGGTATTTCTGTTCGCGGTAAGTGCGGAGAGTCAGGGCATCGTCATCGTTCTGGAGAATGTCGCGCCACCGGATCTCTTCCGCATCCTTCACATCCTTCATTACCAGAATCGCTTCGTCACGATATTTCTCATTCCCGGTGGCCTTGTATAACTCCTCCAGATATTGCAGGCGCTCATTCCCGGCCCGAATATTGATGTCGCGGAGTTCTTCCTGCATCAACTCCTCGATTTTGATGATATCCAGATCGGCTGCTTTCCACGCGGCAACTTTGTCATTGAGGGCGTTGATGTCGGACTGTTTGCGCTTCAAGACGAATTTA